CTATCGCGGCTCGGATGACAACGCGACCGTCAAGATCGCCGACGACAAGGTCAAGTTCTTCCCGGTCAACGCTCCCGGCATCTTCCAGGAAGTGATGGCCCCGGGCGAATCGGCGGAGTTCATCAACCAGCCCGGCGCGCCGGTCTATGTGCTGCCGATCATCGATCGCGATCGCCGCATGTGGTGGAAGATGGAAGTCTATTCCTACCCGCTGTACCTCTGCACGCGTCCGGAAGTTCTCGTCGGCGGTCGTTCGGAGGGGTAATGCCCATCAACTGGAATGCCGAGGTTATCGGCCCGCTGATGGGTGTCTTCGGCGAGCCGGTGACCTATATGTCGCTCAACGGCGCTCCGGCCTTCCAGGTAAGCGGCGTGTATGACAAGGCGTTTTTCGCCGTCAACGTCGAGACCGGATCTTTGGTCTCGACATCTCAGCCGACACTCGGCGTGCAGCTCTCGCAATTCCCTCCGAATTCACTCCCGCAGCAAGGCGATCAGCTTGTGATCGTCGGAACAGGTGAGCAATGGGAAGTGCGGGAAGTTCATCCCGACAGTAGAGGCGGCGCTCGTCTGATGCTCAACGTACCGGGGCAAACCGATGTCTGATCCGACCGCGCGCGCGGACTTCCGCGCTGCGCTGCTTTCCGTGCTTGGCGCGGTGAGTGCGCATCTGTATTCGCCGGGCGATTGGAATGTAATTGCAGGAAAGCTCCCAGCGATCAAGGTGCGTTACGGCGGTGAAGAGAAGCGGTCGCTCGGCAATAGCGGGCAGACCGCTTTCGACACGACGAGCATCTTCGAGATTCGCGTCGAAGTGTCGGCTGCCTCCGGTCCGGCGGCGCTGCTTGCGCTCGAAGGTCTGCAAGCAGACATCGAGGCGGCGGTTTTCAAGAGCGTGCCGCTGCGCAATCTCGCGCAGGACTTCCCGTTCGTGCGGACTCAGACGGATGTGAGCGCTGAGGGCGAGACGCACATCGGCGGAATGCTGATTTCGCTCGGCGTGCAGATGTACGAGACGTTCTATCCGGACGTCACTGCGCAACTCGCCGAGATCGATCTGACTGCCGACATGGTGAACGTGTACGACCCGACGGGCACATATGCGAACCCGCCGTTCCCCGACGCCGTGAAGCCGGCACCGCGCACCGAAGGCCCCGATGGACGGGCTGAAGGCTTCGTCAAAGCAACATTCTCTTAAGAGGTGACGAATGATCGTCAAACCTGCACCGGGCCTCAAAGTGCGGCATCCGGTCACGAAGCAGTTTCTGCCGCCCGAAGGCATCGAAGTGCCGGATGGCGATATTTTCTGGACGCGCGCGGCGAACGACGGTGATGTCGTCATCGAAGCGCCGACGCCCGCAACCGCAACGAAGAAGGCTGGGGGTGACGCGCAATGACCGTCCCGTTCAAACAGATCCCGCAGAACCTGCGCACGCCGCTGTTCTTTGCTGAGATCGACAACTCGCACGCCAACTCGGCGGTCGCGAATCAGCGCGCGTTGCTGATCGGTCCCATGACGACCGGCGCCGCTGCGCAGAATGTGCCGCTGCTCTCCGCTGGTACGGGCGACGCAAACACCCAATTCGGCGCGAATTCAGTACTCGCACTGATGACGGCCGCATACCGCCAGAACGATACGTTCGGCGAGTTGTGGTGCTTGCCGCTGGCTGACGCTGCCGGCGCGACCGCTGCGACAGGTTCGATTGGTGTCACCGGCGCCCCGACCGCGAACGGCACGCTCGCCCTCTACATTGCCGGGCAGTTGGTCTCCGTCGCTGTCGCGGCAGGTCAGACGACGGCGCAAGTTGCGACGGCTATTGCCGCGGCGATCAATGCGATGCCGGGCATGCCGGTAACCGCAGCGGTCACGACCAGCACTGTCAACCTGACGGCCGACAACAAGGGCCTCGTCGGCAACGACATCGACATCCGCTTCAACTATCAGGGCGCGGCGAATGGCGAAGTGTTTCCGACGGGGTTCGCTGCGACGATCACGGCGATGACCGGCGGCGCAACGAACCCGACGCTGACGACGGCGCTCGGAAACCTGCTCGACATGCCATTCGACTTCATCGCGTGCGCGTTCACCGATACGACGTCGATGGATGCGATCAAGGCGTTCCTGAACGATTCGACGGGGCGCTGGAGCTGGCAACAACAGGTATTCGGGCATGCGTTCTACGCGTACCGCGCTACGTGGGGGAATCTCACGACGTTCGGGACGGGCCGGAACAACCAGCACGAAACCGTGATGGGTTTCAACGACTCGCCGACGCCGCCGTGGCAATGGGCTGCGACGGTTGCGGCAGTCACTGCGGTCAGCGTGCGTGCCGATCCGGGCATCCCGATGCAGACCGTGGCGCTGACGGGCGTGCTGGCGCCGCCGCTGCAATCGCGATTCAATCTGAGCCAGCGCAACACGCTTCTGTTTGACGGCATTTCGACGTTCACCGTCGCCGACGATGGAACTGTCGCGATCGAAAACCTGATCACCACATACCAGACGAACGCATCGGGGCAGCCGGACAACAGCTATCTCGAAATCGAGACGATGTTCCTCCTGACCTACGTGTTGCGACGGCTGCGCACGATGGTGACGACGAAGTACGCGCGCGTAAAGCTCGCTGCCGACGGCACGCGATTCGCCCCTGGCTCGGGAATCGTCACGCCGAAACTCATCAAGGCAGACCAGATCGCGGAATACCGTGCGATGGAGTACGAAGGCTACGTGCAGGGCAGCGACATCTTCGCGCAGTCGATCATCGTCGAGCAGAACGCATCGAACCCGAACCGCGTCGATGTGCTGTGGCCTGGAACTCTGATCAACCAGCTTCGCATCTTCGCGCTGCTGGCGCAGTTCCGTCTCTCGACCACGCAGTCCTGATCTGTCCGTCAACGCATAGCGCCGCCCGCTGCTCCGGGCGGCGTTGTCATTTCTGGGAGCCTTAGATGGCGAACAACACAGGCCTCATCGCCGGTACTGCGTATCTGTCGGTCGATGGAGTGAATTACCAGCTCGAAGGCGAGCTTAAGTATGACGTCGCGAAGGTCACGCGTGAGACGAAATCCGGACAGGATACGGTACACGGCTTCAGTGAAATGCCGAAAGCGCCGTCGATCAGCGCGTCGATCCGAGACTCCGGCGGCTTGAGCCTCGCCGCGATCAACGCCATGACGAATGTCACGGTGGTGCTCGAGCTTGCAAACGGTAAGACGGTAATCGGGCGAAACATGTGGACTGTTGAGCCGAGTGACGTCGACACCGTCGAAGCGAGATTCCCTGTGAAATGGGAAGGTCTGCAGGGCTGTATCACGGAGAATTAAGCGATGAGCGAAACGAAAACGATCGTTCTGCGCAAGCCTTTGAAGCACGGCAAGGACGACGCGGAGACCGTGGTGAGCGAGATCACTCTTCGCGAGCCGCTCGCTGGCGACTATGAGAAGGCCGAGCAGTCATCGGGTGTCTATGGCACGTCGGTCGCGCTGATCGCGCTTCTTAGCGGTGTGCCCGTTGATGTGATCGACCAGATGTATGGCAGCCAGATCGACGAGGCGGAAGATTTCATCGCCTCATTCGGCCACGACGCCGCGCGGAATCCCGAGCGCAGCGCGGACGAGACCGTCATTCAACTGACGAGGCCCGTACAGATCACCAAGGAAGACTCAGCGCTGAATATCGCCTCGCTGACGCTATGCGAACCGACGAACCAGCAAAAGCGCAAGGCAGAAGCGGCGGGCGGCCCGTTCGCGCGCATGGTGGCGCTGATAAGCCTGATCGGCAAGGTGCCGAAAAGCTCCGTGCGCGCGTTGTGCGCTCGCGATTTCCTTGAAGCCGCGGCATATTTCAACGGTTTTCAGGTTCGGCGGTCACCGGACTCGGACGACTGATCGCCGCGCAGATCTCGATTCCGGAGTGGTGGGATGACCGTCTCGCCGAGCTAACGCACATGATGCGTTGGCCTCCCGACGTGGTCGAGCAGATGACAGAAACCGAGACCCTGCGTTGGCTCGAAAGAGCGCGTCGCCTGGGCAAACGCATTGGAGTGGTCGCATGAACATCGGTGGCGGCGCAGGCGCCGTGCTCAGCACCGCCTCGGGGATTGGCAATTTGGCGAGTTCCCTCGCCGCGCGGCTCGGCGGGTCGGCTGCATCGTATTTCGATCAGTTGCGGCCGGCGTCCTATCGCGGCGTGCCGTTCGTTTCGCTCGGTGGTGAATCGGCGTTCGGTCGACGCAACCAGATGCACCAGTATCCGCAGCGTGATACGCCGTGGATTGAGGATCTCGGGCGCGGCGCGCGGCGCATCCGCATGTATGGCTTCGTCGTTGGCGACGATGTCATCATGCGGCGCGACGTGATGATTGCAGCGGTCGAAACGGCCGGTGATGGCGAGCTGATGCACCCGACGCTCGGGCGACTCGCCGTGAGCCTGATGGACTTCAGGAGCGTCGAGCGCTGGGAGCAGGGCCGCTATTTCGAATTCCAGTTCGAATTCGTCGAGGCAGGGCAGCGCACATATCCGACGGCAGAAACCGCAACGACGCAGTCGGTGTTGAACGCGGTGACCGGACTAAATGTCGCGGCCGCACTCAATTTCGCGAAGACTGCATTGAACGCGATCGCGTACGGCGCCGCGGTGCTCGGGACGGTCGTCAACACCGCACTCGGCTGGTACACCTTCGCGAAGAACATCGTCGGCGACGCACGGAACCTGTTTCAGTTGTTGTTTAACCTGCCAGGCGACTTCGGTCGCTTTGCGGGCAGCGCGACGGTGCCGACGTTCAGCAAATATCCGAGCTCGTCGGTGCAATCGAACCAGACGACGCAGTCGATGATCGAGGCGGCCACGACGGCGCGCGCGAACGTGAGTGCGGCCGCAGACACGATGGCTTCGGCTGCCGCTGGATTTGATGCAACGACGGTCGACACCTTCTCCGCGTCGGTGCAGGGCGTCACATCGGCGGTTCTGGCTGCGACGAACGATCCGAACGATTCGATCCGCCTTCTTTCGACGCTATCGACGTTCGTTCCGGACGCAGGCACGACGACATCGGTTATCGGTACGGCGATGGGCGACATGCAGGACGCCTGCAGCGACCTGTTCCGACGCACGTCGATCGGCGCAGTGGCGCAAGCGTCATCGACGTATCAGCCGACATCGAGCGATGACGCGGCGCGCGTGCGCGACCTGGTCACCGGACTGATAGACGCCGAGATGGCGGTTGCCGGCGATCAGGGCGAGGACGAAACGTATGAGGCACTTTCGACGCTGCGCGCGGCTGTCGTTGCTGACCTGAACAAGCGCGGTGCCGGGCTGTCGTCTATCAAGACGTTCAGTTTGCCGTCGACCCTGCCATCGCTAGCGGTCGCGACGCGGCTGTATCGCGATCCGACTCGCGCGGATGAACTGGTGGCCCAGGCTGCTCCCGTGCATCCGGCATTCTTCCCGACGACCTTTAAGGCGTTGGCAAACTGATCTTCGAGCGGTTTCATGGCAAGCAAAATCTCCATTGCGATTACCGCGAAGAATCAGGCATCCGGCCCGATCGCGCAGGTGACGAATAGCCTTTCGAAGCTGCAGGCGCAAGCGAACAAGGGGAAGTTGAACAGCCTCGGCAGTTCGATCGCCGCAGGCTTCAGTTCGAACGGCGGAGCGATCTCGGAGATTGCAAGCTTCGTCGGCAAAGCCGGCATCATTGGCGGCGTTACGGCGCTGACGTTCAAGATTGCACAGCTTGAGTCGCAATGGGCTTCATCGGTACGCTCGATGAGCAATCTGGCGGTGCGGAGCGGCCTTTCGACGACGAGTGCATTCGGCGTGCAGTATGCCGGGCGCCTTGCGGGTCTGTCGCCCGAGCAGGCAAATGCCGGCATTGAGCAGGTGCGGCAGACGTACAGCGATGCGGTCAACAATCGCAATCCGGAGGCGCTCAAGCGCTTCCAGGCTGCGGGCATTTCGACGGATCCGTCGCGGCTCGAATCCATCGAGTCTGTCCTGACGAAGTTGGCGGCTTATGCCGATGTCCTGCGGCAAGGCGGAAAGTATGGCGGTGCGCAGAATTTCCTCGGCGCCGCCGGCGCAGGATCTCTCGTCGACTTTCTGAATCGCGGCCCGGCGCAGGTCGCGGCGGATCTCGCGACAGCGAAGGCATACATCCCCGATGAACAGGACGTCCAGCGCGCGCGCGAATACGCTGACGCGTCGGCGAAGCTTGGCATCACGTATGACCGGCTGAAAACAACGATTCTGAGCGGCATAGAGCCGCGGCTTAACTCGGTACTCAATGGCGTCCAGTTCTTCCTGGACGCAATGAGCGGCCGCGGCCGTCCTCAAGCTGAGCCTAGTGGGGCGGATTCGACCTCCCAGCGGATCTGGGACGGGTTCGAGCGTTTCGGCAACTCGATGCGCGGGAACGGCCCGGCGACGATGGCTGAGCTCGGCCAGCAAACCCCAGTTGGTAATGGGCGGAGCCTTGATCAGGCGCGCGAGATGGTCGAGTGGTACATGAATCACGGCGCCAGCCGCAATGCGGCGATCGGCATCGTCGCAAACGCCTTTCGCGAGAGCAGCCTTGATGAACGTGCCGCCGACCCGAGCGGCAAGTTTCGCGGCCTCTTTCAGTGGGGTCCGGAGCGTCGCAAGTTGTATGAGCAGCAGTTCGGTCGTCCGCTGGATCTGGATACACGCGAACAGCAGATGGCCTTCTCGGTGTGGGAGTTGAACCACGGCGAGAAGGGCACTGCGCAGGCGCTTGCAAACGCGACCGATGCAGCAGACGCCGCGGCCAAGTTCTCATCGCTGTATGAGCGGCCGACGGATGCGAAGGGCGAAGCCCAGATTCGGGCGGGAATTGCTCGTCAACTTGACGAGCAGCTTGGGCCGGGGACCGGTGAGGCAGGAAAGGTCCGCGTCGAGATTGTCCACAAAAATGCGCCGCCGGGAACAAGCACGAACGTGACGTCGTCGCCGAACGTCGATACCCAATTGACAACCGATCGCCAGCAAGCACCGCTGGGCGATCAATACGCTTATTCGCCTGGTAATTTCTGATGCCGAACGCAGACCGCATTGTCGACGCCGTAGGTGCGAAGCCCGGCGCCGATGAGGTGCGCGTGCTGATGACGCAAGACGGGTTGCGGTTGACCGGGTGGAAGGCGGTTCGCATCACGCGTTCGATCGAGGTGGCGACGTCGGCGTTCACTCTCACATGCTCGGCTGACGCAAACACGTTGAAGCTGATCGGGAAGGAGGGCGCGCCGGTCACGATCTCGATCGGTGATGATGTCGTGCTGTCGGGTTACGTCGAGACTGTCGAGACCATCCTGACGCCGAAGTCAGACG